TCTGAACTTGGTTTCTCAAGGAAAGCAACTTCTGGCAAAGCACCGTCGCCATTCTTCCATAGATTGAAAATTCTATTCTCTCTAATCTGACTAGCGTCTTCTTCCTGTAGCTCTACTCCTAGAACTTTCAAATAAGCGTCCGCAAAGTAGTCTACATCGTTCGCTTTTTCGCTTGCTGCTTTATTTAAAGCATTAATCAATGTTTTCACACTCTCGAAAATACATTGTCGCTCTTCATTTTCAATCAATTCAACTACTGGGATTGAGTTGTAAATGTGTTGAGTGCGTTCACCGAACCTTACCGCCCCACCAGTTGTAAATGTAGCATCAATCAATTCGTCGTTTGTGATAACCTGTCCGACTCCTGTTTGATTGTTTTCATTAAACGTATATCTCACGGCAAATAATGGTCTTTCCTCGATACTGTTATCATGGACGATAAACATATTAATCGGACTATTGTATGTCGCTCTAGTTCGTTTATATTCATCTTGATACACATAAATAAAAACATGTCCGAACACGCTTGACATTTTTGCAAGCTCGAACTCTGAGTCTTCCATGTCATTGATTTTACGGAAACTTGAGACAAACTCGTTCACGTTCTCGTCCTCATGTTTGATTTTAACTGGAACACCAATTTGATAACCTGTAAACGTATCGACAATGTACTTAGCGTAATTAAACACCAAGCGATTATCAGGTTTCCAGCTATCTTTTTTTGCCATTTTTAAAACTTCATGCTGAGAGAGATACATATCCTCGCTTTCAACATAATTCTTAACTAGCTTACTCATGTGAAGCCTAATCGCCTCAGTAACGACTTCTTCAGTCACTACATCACTTGTTGTCGTTATGACTTTCCGTTTATTAACAAAAACTTTTGCCAATTTTTAAAAACCTCCTTTAAATAGTTTGATGTTTGATTTATATATTCTGTCTTGCAAAGCGTATCTAATCGCATCGATGCAGTGGTTATAGCTATCTACTGGCTCATTGATGTACTCATTTGTCTTTCTGTCTTTCTTCCAAGTGTAATTTTCAAGTTCTTCAATCAGCTTCACACATCTTTCATCAACGATCCAATCGTACTGTAAGAGATACTGAATACCTTGCATGACTGACCCAGGACCTTTCTGCACATCAACAACCCTAGGAATACCAAGATTTCGCAATTCTTGATTAGATTTCTTTTCAGCGCTATCTGCTCGTATCTGCTCTTTAGCATATCCAAGCGTTTTAATGGCTTCTGCTATCTTGTCATTCGTCAAACCTTTTCTGACAAATTCCTCAACGACATATAAACGCTTGTTATCGTCGTCTATTCGTACATGAAGTAATGCTGACGGATCATTGATAAAACCATAGTCAAGACCAAAATAAGCCGGCAGATGCGCCAGTTCGTCTTTATTAAGCAAACGTTTCTCATACTTTTGAAAAACTAGCTTGTCTAATGTCGCAAACTCACCTAAAGCGTAAATCTTGTAGTACGCTTCGTTTCTGTTGGCTAGTTCCTCGATATTCTCTTTAGTTAAGTCGTCCAAGAAACGATTATCTTTATACGTCGTTTGATAAACCACTGTATTCTTAGGATCTCTCACAAAAAAAGCATTATATACCCAGTTTGCTTTGGATACCGGGTTAAACATCAAATAGATTTGTTTTTGTTTATGCACTTTATCCCTTAAACGCAACGTTAGCTGTGTGTAATCATCAAGGGTAAACTCAGACGCTTCTTCCATTACCACGTCGGAAATGCCTTTGATAGACTTAATTTTCTCTGGGTTATCCATCCCTTTGAAAATCAACTCCGCCCCATTCGGTAATTCAATACGAAAGGCACTCATGTTAACCTTGCACAAATTAAGTATCCCAAAATAAGATAATGTCGCTTGAACATCCGCAAACACTGAGTCACGTACCGTAGAAGCAACCTTACGCAGCACTAATATTTTTCGTGGTTTGTTCCATGACTTGAGCGCTTTAAGAATTATCTTTTGAAACACTCCATGACTTTTGCCAGACGAAGCCCCGCCGTAATGCACCTCTGTGAAGGTGTCGTAGTCAAATAGATGTTCATAGATATGCTTATTAAAAACACGATTAGGACGATCGATGATGATGTTGATTTTCGGATTAGTCTTCATCGTCATCCCAATCCCCTACTTTGATGTCGATATTCTTTTGAGTGATTTCTTGCCTATCCACGAACAAACCGTAACGCTTGCCAAGGTCAACCGCTGCACTCTTTCTCGTGGACACATTCGGTTTAGCATCCATGACTTTTTGATATCCGTCACCATCAAGAACTAATAAAGGCTCTGTGATTTCTCCACGCATAACTGCCGTTAAAAACTCGAGCACTTCTTGCTGATCTGCGACACGTTCGGACTTTAGTTTTTCTAGCTGTTCATCTATATAGGCTTTTATGTTAGCTTTTGCAAGCAATCGACTTCCATTCGCTCTTGCGACATCATCGTTCTTAATATTCGGATAAGCCTTTTTATAAGCCTGAGTAGCATTCAAGCTGATGATGTACTCATCGGCAAATTTCTGTTGTTTTTCGGTCATCCCATTTTCCATCACCTCGTTTCATTGCATACAAAAACCCTCAAGCTGGAGGACTTGAGGGAAAAATTAAAGGAGTTTAAACCATGAGAAAAAAGAATATCTCTTTCCACATCTTTTCACATCATAACTATATCATAGATTCATTAGTACTACTTGGTACAGAATCATCTTTTTTAGTACACTTTTCAATTTTCTTAACTGCCTCATCATGAAGGATGAATAGTGTGGTTTTAGAGATTTGTAACTCTTCCGCAATCTCATCCCAATTCTTAGAAGAGATGTATTTCATCCAAATGATTGTACGTTCTTTAGAATCGTCCAGTTGCTCAATCGCTTTAATCAGTTGATATTTCAAATCAATCAAATTATCCACTCTTTGGTCGATGTAATCACTCAAGCTAATCAGTTTAACGTAAGCATCGTCTTTAAGACCTACTTTCGACTCTTGCACATTTACTTCTTTTAGAGAAGGAGATTTTAAGAAAGAATTTTTTAAACGATCTAACTCTTCTATTTTTGTTTTTATTTCCAAATCGATTAACCGAATTTGCTTCAATTGATGTTTAATTCCCATTTTTCACATCCTCTCTAATCCGTTTCATTAAGGTTGACCCGAACTCTTCCGTATTCGATAAATAATCAAAATACTGGCTGAGAAAGAACCGTTCGCAGTCCGTTTTTACGTTCCACGCTTCTCTATGATGCCTATTTCTAAAATGCTTCTCCTTCAGATTCCAATCCGATTTTACAATCCCTTTATGAAGCAAGTATCTTAAGGCTGTTTTATAATCATCAACAGCTCTTTCGATAATTCCAGCGCATATTCCGTAATAACCTCTACTGTCCATTATTCACCTCACAATAGAGCTTCTAACTTATCGATTTGGAAACCACTCCAGGATTTAGAATTGTCGCTTATTTCATCATCGATAGCCACGACTGGAAGAGTTTGCCATCCATAATGACTCAATAACTCCAAAGCTTCTGGATTCGATTCTGTGTCCACTGTCTCGAATGGTATTTTATTCTGAGTCAACCACATCTTAGTCATCTCACACTGCATACATTTAGGCTTTGAATAAACTGTTAACATCAAAATCCTCCTTATCAGTAGATATACCAATCACACTATTAAGGCTAAAACACGCCCTTTTCTTTTTGCCATCAGATGCACTTATATACTTGAATTCAACCATGCTCGTTATATAAGAATCTTGTTTAATATTAGTTACGTTCTCAAATCTTAGCGTTTTTCCATTTTCTAAATATAAAGTTAATTCCATTGTTATTCCTCCTTGAATTTCATTGCTATTTTCTTTCCACACCGTTCACATCTACTGACGAACCAAAGTTCCCCTTCTGAATCTACATCAAATCCGAGCTTTAATTTGTGATGGTATAATACACCGCATAAAAACTGTTTAATTTTTGTAATCATTTACTATATCACTCCACAAACAATTCTTTGATTTCGTCACCGAATAGGTCGATTGCACGTTTGGTGTCTTGTTTGTTCTTGAAATAACCGAAAGTCGAAAATGAATTTATAAGACTAGTCCATAACGCTATAAGCCCTTCTTCTTCTTTGTAATCAATTTCCCATTTTTCACCGTTATTACTCCAATCAGGCTCCCACCCGTTATTGCACTCATCACGAAATGCTCTAAATCGTGTTAGTAGGTTTCTGCGTTTGGCTTCTAGTTTGGCTGCTTGTTCAGTTGGGAATGTGTTACCTTGACTAAAATATTTATTGTCGGCTTCTATGTCCTCCCAACAATCTTGAAAAACGTCTCCACTCGGTTGGAGGCAATAATGTTTATCCCCATACTCATACGGGCATTTCATCTCCCATGTATCTTCCTCTTCATCAGGAATTTCAACATCAGGTAATATTTTTGCTAATATGTCTCCGAGTTCAGTAACTACATCTTTGAAATTATTTGCTAATTTTTTCAACTCTTCCATAAGAGCCTCATACTGTGTTTTATCTTTCATATTTATCCTCCTTTAAAACGATATAACTCCAAGCAACTCTAAGATGCATAGAATTAATATCGTGATAGCTATAAGCGACGCAAATATTAATTCTCTAGTTGAATCATCTTTTGTGACCCAGTAACAGATATAATAAAATATTCCAGAAACGATAATACTCGTTAAAATTTTCATTTAATCACCTTCTTATCTATTAATGTAGTAACCAGCAATTG